ATGTCAGAACACGACCCAACCGACATCACTGCACAAGAGGCCAGCCGCCAGGACGCCAAAACGCGCCAGCGGCTCGCCGCCACGACCGAGGTGGAGGATATCCGGTGGCTGATGGGCAGCAAACGCGGGCGCCGCATCGTGCACCGCCTGCTGACTTCCGCTGGCGTGTTCCGGATTTCGTTTCACACCAATGCACTGCAGATGGCGTTCAACGAGGGCAACCGCAACCAGGGTAACGCGCTGCTCGCGCTGATCACCGAAAACTGCCCGGAACGCTACGCCGACCTACTGAACGAGGCAAAAGACAAATGAGTACCGAATCGCTGATCGGCGGGAACACACCAAGTACCGACGCTGCGCCCGCCGCTGCTGCACCTGCTCCGGCCCCGGCACCTGCTGCCGGTGAGCCGGCGCCGGCGGCCGCAGCGGCAACCGAGCAGGCCGCACCTGCCGCACAACCCGCCGACGCGCCTGGCGACAAGCCAGCCGACGGTACGGAACCGAGGGCCGACGACAAGCCCACCGTGCCGGAGAAATACGAGTTCAGCGCGCCCGATGGCGCCGAACTCAATCCGGAAGTGATGGGCAAGTTTGAGGGCCTCGCCAAGGAACTGGGGTTGTCGCAGGAAGCGGCGCAGAAAGTCGTGGACGTGATGGGCCCGCAGATGGCTGCTGTGCAAAAAGCGCAGATCGAAGCAGTCAAGACGCAGTGGGCCGAGAGCGCACGAACCGACAAGGAATTCGGCGGCGAGAAGCTGGCCGAGAACCTGGCGGTGGCAAAGAAGGCACTCGACGCCTTCGGCACGCCCGAGCTGCACACCCTGCTCAACGACTCCGGCCTCGGGAACCATCCGGAAATCATCCGGGCGTTTTTCAAGGCTGGGCAGAAAATCAGCGGTTCGAACTTTGTCCAGGGCGGCACCAGCCCGGCCTCGACAAGCGCAGCCGCAACCCTGTATCCCAATCAAGCAAAAGGATAAACGACCATGGCTGTATTAGCATCTGGCGCACTGACGCTGGCCGACTGGGCCAAACGACTCGACCCGAACGGCCAAGTGCCGAAAGTGGCCGAACTGCTCTCGCAGACCAACGAGATCCTCGAGGACGCGGTGTTCATGGAAGGCAATCTGCCCACCGGCCACCGCCTTACCATCCGAACCGGCCTGCCGCAGGTGTTCTACCGCATGATCAATCAGGGTGTGCCGACTTCCAAGTCGGTCACCGCACAGATCGACGAGGCGTGCGGCATCCTCGAAGCGCGCTCGCACATCGACGTCGAGCTGGCCAATCTGAACGGCAACACCGCCGATTTCCGATTGTCGGAAGACCAAGCGTTCATCGAGGCGATGAATCAGGCGCAGGCCGGCGCCATGTTCTACGGTAACCCGGCGACCGACCCGCGCCAGTTCCTCGGGCTGCAGACGCGTTACAGCTCGCTTACCGCTGGTAACGGCCAGAACATCCTGGACGCCGGCGGTACCGGCTCCAACAACTGCTCGATCTACCTGGTCGTGTGGGGCGAGAACACCGCGTTCTGCCCGTTCCCGAAAGGCTCGAAGGCGGGCCTGCAGCACCAGGACCTGGGCGAGGAGTCGGTGCCGGACGCGAACGGCAACATGTTCCAGGCGCTGCGCGCGCTGTACCAGTGGAAGAACGGCATCGCGGTTAAGGACTGGCGCTACGTGGTACGCATCGCCAACATCAACGTGTCCGACCTGACCGGCCAGTCCGGCACCCAGGCAGCCACTGCGGCAACCCAGATCATCAACCTGATGAGCCGCGCGCTGGACCGCGTGCCGAACCTGGCGATGGGACGCGCCGCGTTCTATGCGAACCGCACGCTGTATTCGATGCTGCGCGTGGCCGCGCTGAACAAGTCGAACGCGGCGCTCTCGATCGAGAAGGGCCTGACCCAGTTCGGCACCCCGACCTCGCTGACCAACTTCCTCGGCGTCCCGCTGCGCAAGGTCGACCAGCTGCTCAACACCGAGTCCCGCGTCGTCTAAGCGGCCACCCCTGTCAACCAAGGAACCACACAGATGATTCTCGACAACTTCCTGCTGCTTTCGGGCAGCGTCTCGGCAGCGGGTGCACTGGCCGGCCAGGCCGTCACCGTCACCGCTGTTTCGACCAACTCGATCGACACCAATCCGGACAGCATCGGCGGCAACCAGCCGAACGACCTGGGCCGCGGCGAGCCGCTGGAGATCGCCATCAGCACGCTGCAGACCGCGACTGCCGCTGGCGGCGCCACCGTGAACTTCGAGCTGGTGCAGGCCGACGACGCCGCGCTGACCACCAACGTGGAGACGCTGGTGCAGACCGGCGCGCTGCCGATCGCCAAGCTGACCGCCGGCACGCTGGTGCCGCTGCACCTGGACCGCGCCGCACCGTATACGCCGCGCCGCTACATCGGTGTGCGCTACACGGTCGGCACCGGCCCACTGACCGGCGGCAGCTTCTCGGCCGCCATCGTCAAGAACGTGGCCGATGTGCAGAACATCTACGCCAAGTCCGGCTACGCCGTCAGCTAAACCAGCCAGGGGCTGCGGCCCCTGCCTCAATTCATAGGAGCACCGAATGCCCAAGTACCGCGTGAAAGAAAAGTCCCTGATCGGGAACACCCTGTACGAAGCCGGCGAGATCGTCGACTACGACGGCCTGCCTGCCGAGAACCTCGAGCCGTTGGACGCCGAGGGCGAAGCCAGGTACCAGGAATACCTGAAGTCCAACGCCGAGCGCACCGCTAGACTGAAAGAGCAGTTTTCGGAAAGCGCGGTCGGCGACCCGGCCGCGTTCGCTCAGGCGGTCGCCAAGGCCAATGCCGAAGCGAATGCCGAGCTGATGGCAGCGATGCCGACCATGATCGCAACTGCCGTGGCACAGGCGCTGGCCACCGCCTTCCCGAATGGCACCGCCAAGCCGGCGGCCAAGCCGGCCGACCCTCCCGCGCCACCCGCGACTGGCGACGCGTCGCAGGCGTAACGCGCGCATCCGCACGCTGTACAGCAACGGGGCTTCGCGCCCCGTTTTGATTGAAAGGGCCATGAATTGAGCAGCGAAGTCGATATCTGCAATGCCGCGCTGGGCAGCCTCGGTGATGACGCCACGGTGGCCAGCCTTGACCCACCGGAGGGCAGCGCCCAGTCCGAACACTGCGCGCGCTTCTACCCGATGGCCCGCAATTCGCTGCTGGAAATGCACGCCTGGGGCTTCGCGACCCGGCGCGCGCCGCTCGCGCTGCTAAGCGAGACCCCGCCCAGCTCTTGGGCCTACGCCTACGCGCTGCCGGCCGATGCGGTCAACCCGCTCGCGGTGCTGGCGCCAGAGGCGGCCGACGACAATACGGCCGGCGCGCCGTTCTATGGAAACAGCGACAACGGGTTTCCGGTGATCCCGAACAGCGCCCTGAACGGCTACACGCCGCAGGCATTCACCACCGAGACGGATGTCGGCGGCGCCCAGATCGTGCTGACCAACCAGGCCGACGCGATCTTGCGCTACACCACCCTGATCACCGATCCGACGAAGTTCTCGCCGTTGTTCGAGGAGGCCTTGGTGATGCTGCTGGCTGCCAAGCTGGCCGGGCCAGTGATCAAGGGCAGCGAGGGGCGGGCCGTCGGTCGTTCGCTGATGCAGGAGTTCCGCGCCTGGTTCGCGTTGGCGACCGTTTCGGACGCAAACCAGCAGCGGCATGCGGCGCAGCAGAGCGTCAGCTGGATGGCCGGACGATGAGCCAGCGCACCCTCGCACGCTCGTTCGCGTCGGGCGAACTGACCCCCGAGCTGTTCGGCCGACTCGACCTGGGCAAGTTCCAGTCGGGGCTAGCGACCTGCCGCAACTTCATCGTGCTGCCGCACGGCCCGGTAGCGAACCGGCCTGGTACTGAATTCGTGCTCGAGGTGAAGGACAGCACCAGCCGCACGCGCCTGATTCCGTTTACCTACTCGGTCGACCAGACTATGGCGATCGAAGTCGGCGCCGGGTACTTCCGCTTCCACACCCAGGCCGCCACGCTGTTGGCCGGGGGCGAGCCGTACGAGGTGGCCAATCCGTACGCCGAGGCTGACCTGTTCGACATCCACTACGTGCAGTCCGCCGACGTGCTGACGCTGGTGCACCAGAACTACCCGGTGCAGGAATTGCGCCGGCTCGGCCCGGCCACCTGGGTGCTTAGCGCGCCGGCATTTGCGGCGCCGACCAATGCACCAACCAGCGTTGCCGCCAGCGCGACAGGCGCCGGATCGACCAGCTACCTGTACGTAGTCACCGCGGTCAACCGCGAGAACCTCGAGGAGAGTATCGCATCGGCGGCGTCGGCGGCCATCGCCAATGACCTGACGCTGGCTGGTCACTCCAATGCGGTGACGTGGGCGGCTCCCGGCACCGGCGACATCGTGCGTTATAACGTCTACAAGCTGTCCAATGGCCTTTACGGCTTCATTGGCCAGTGCGACGGGCTGACGTTCACCGACAACAACATCACCCCCGACGTGTCCGTTACGCCGCCGATGAACGATACGGGCTTTAACGATGGCCCTGGAAACTACCCCGGTGCCGTGTCCTACTTCGAACAGCGGCGGGTGTTCGGCGGCACCATCAACCGTCCGCAGAATTTCTGGGGCACCAAGAGCGGGACCGAGTCGAACATGTCGTACTCGATCCCGACCCGCGACGACAACCGGGTCGCGTTCCGGATCGCGGCGCGCGAGGCCAGCGCGATCCGCCATATCGTGCCCGTGACCAGCCTGGTGCTGCTCACGCCATCGTGCGAGTACCGGGTCAACCCGAACGCCGAAGTGCTCACCCCATCCAGCATCTCGGTCAAGCCGCAGTCCTACATCGGTTGCAACAATGTGACACCTGTCCTGGTGGGAAATTCGATCCTGTTCGCCCAGGCGCGTGGCGGGCGGATCCGCGAAATGTCGTACAGCTGGCAGGCCAACGGCTACTTGACCAACGACATCTCGATCCTCGCGCCACACCTGTTTGACTACCAGAACGTCACCGACATGGCGTTCTGCCGCGCACCGTTCCCGATCCTGTGGACGGTCAGCAGTAGCGGCAAGCTGCTGGGCATGACATACGTGCCGGAGCAGCAGATCGCCGCTTGGCATCAGCACGACACAACCGGTGGGTTGTTCGAATCGGTGTGCGCGGTCACCGAGACGCCCGCCGGGCAGGCCTCCGCCGAGGACATGCTGTACGTGATCGTGAAGCGCTCCATCGGCGGCGTCGACCGGCGTTTCGTCGAGCGCCTCCACACACGCAATTTCGTCATGCCGGCCGACGCCTGCTTCGTCGACTGCGGGGCGACCTACAGCGGGGCTTCCGCGACGGTGGTAAGCGGGCTCGATTGGCTCGAGGGACAGACTGTGGCGATCCTGGCCGATGGCGCCGTTCAGCCGCGTCAAGTCGTGACCGACGGCGCGATCACCCTGGACAACCCCGCGAGCACCGTGCAGGTTGGCCTGCCGATCGAGGCCGACATCGAAACCCTGCCGGTGGCGCTGCTCGCACTCGACGCCGCCGCCGGTATCGGCAAGCCGAAGAACGTCAGCAAAGTCTGGTTGCGGGTGAATCGCTCGAGCGGCATCTTCGCGGGTCCATCCTTCGACAAGCTGATCGAGGTTAAAGAGCGCACCACCGAACCCTATGGCAGCCCTCCAGCGCTCAAGACCGGCGAGGTGTCGGTGGCCGTGAGCCCATCGTGGGGCGCGGACGGTTCGGTGTGCGTGCGCCAGTCCGACCCGCTGCCGCTGACCATCGTCTCGCTGGCCATGGAGGTGGCCGCCGGCGGCTGAGTGCGCGTGACCCACTGGCTGCGCGGCACACTTGCGGCGTTAACCAGGAGGGCAAACTATGGGCATTGCGGCATCAGGCGCCGGTGCGATCGTCAACGCCGGCAGCGCGTACATGGCGGCGCAGGGACAGCGCTCCGCGCTCCAATTCCAGGCGTCGGTAGACCGCGAGAACGCGGTGTTTGCCGGCGACCAGGCGTCGGACGCGGTGCGCAACGGGCAGACACTCGAGGGCATCCAGCGCCTGAAAACAGGCCAGATGGTGGGCACGCAGCGCACGCGGATGGCGGCGGCCGGCGTGGACCTGGGCGAAGGCAGCGCCAACGACATCCTGACCACTACCAAATACATGGGCGAGCGCGACGCGCTGCAGATCAACGACAACGCCATGATGCAGGCCTGGGGCTATCGCACCCAGCAGCAGGGCTTCCTGGACGACGCGGCCCGCGCCGAAGGCCAGGCTGACACCATTCACCCATGGATGGCCGCGAGCACTTCGCTACTGACCGGCGCGACCAACGTGGCCAGCAGCTGGGACGCGAAGGCCAAGGTCAACGGCACGCCGGACTTCGGCACCACGTTGCGGACCAAGGCGTCGAGCATGTGGGCGAGCCTGGGAGGGGCGGGCTGATGCCGACCGTTCCGACCTACGACACCCCGCAAGTGCTGCCCGGCGCAGGCGCCGCGCCGTACCGCCAGCCAGCCCAGATCGACAACCAGACCGGAGCGCGCCAGATGGCGGCTACCGGCGCTGCGCTGCAGAACGTCGGTGCGACGCTTACCCAGGAGGAGGTCAACGCCCAGGGGATGGCCAACCAAGTGATGGTTGATGCGGCGAATAACAAGGTAATCGAAAAGGCGCTGGCCCTCACTAATGATCCAGAGAGCGGCTACCTGAACAGGAAGGGCGATGCCGCATTGAAGCCGGATCCGCTCGGCCGGTCGCTGGCGCAGCAGTACGGCGAGCAGCTGCAGGACACGATCAACAGTGTTTCAGCAGGCCTCGGCAACGACGCCCAACGCCGGGTGTTCGGCGAGCAGGCCACCGTCCGGCTGACCCAATTCAACGGTGAGGTGCAGCGCCACATGCTGCAGGAGTTCCGCAGCTACGGGTTGGAGACACAGGAGGGCACGAAAAGGCTGGCGGCCGACGCCGCGAAGCAGAATTGGGACAACCCGGACCAGGTTGACGTACAGGTGCGCGCCGCAAGTGCCGCGGTGTGGAAGGCTGGCCAGATCAATGGCGAGCCTGGCAACCTGACCGCGGCCAAGATCAAGGACACCACTAGTGCGATCCACGCCGGGGTGATCCAGGCGGCGCTGGACAACAACAATCCCGCGTATGCGATGGCCTATATCAACTCGAAGAAAGGCGAGATGACTGCGGACGACCTGCTCAAGGCGAACGGCATCGTCAAGGGCGACATGCGCGCGCGAGTGGCTACCGGGACCGCACAGGAGGTGATGTCGGGCCTCCAGCCGAAGCTGGCGCCGACCGATACCGATCGCGTCATCGGGATCACAATGGCATCCGAAAGCGGCGGCGACCGCGATGCGCAGGGCCGGTTCGTGCCTGGGCAGGGCACGGCCAAGGGCGACATGCAGGTGATGGACGCCACCAACCGCGACCCCGGTTACGGTGTAACGGCTGCCAAGGACGCCAGCCTCGAGGAGCGCTCGCGGGTGGGCCGTGACTACATGCTGGCCATGGTAAAGAACTACGGGGGTGACATGGCCAAGGCTTGGGCCGCCTACAATGCAGGCCCGGCCAAGGTCGACGCAGCGCTCGCTGCAGCGAAGAGTGCTGGCAGCGACTGGATGGCGGCGATGCCAAAGGAAACTCAGGACTACGTGGCCAAGAACCTGGCCGCGCTGCAGAAGGCGCCAACCGGGACGATTCCTTCTCAGCAGGACGTGCACGACGCGATCCGCGCCAAGCTGGGCCCAAATGCCGACCCGAGGGTGCTGCAGGCGGCGCTGGCGGAAGGTACGCGCCTGTACACCGATTTCCAGAGCGACCGCAAGACGAAGGGCGAAAACGCCACGCTCGCAGCCCAGCAATGGCTGGTGAAGAACGGCGGCAACATGGCGGCGTTGCCGCCCGTGCTCGCCCAGGCCGTCACGCAGTACGCGCCTGACAAGTACGACAACCTGATCGACTTTGGCAAGAAGCTGGCGACCGGCACCACCACCACCAATATGCCGGCGTACCTCGATGCCGTCGCCAACACCGAAGAGCTGGCAAAAATGCCACAGTCGATGTTCAACCACTTCGTGATGACCAATTTCACACCTGACGATGGCAAGCACATCGCGGCGCTGCGGCAGACTGAAATTGACGGCAACGACAGCAACGGCGCGGGCAGCCTGAACCGCCCGGCCCTGAACACGGCGCTCAACAGTCGCCTCGAGGCGATTGGCATCGACCCGCGCCCGAAGGCGCTCGACGAGAAGGCGCGCGTTGGCTCGATCCAGAAGTTCGTCACCGACGGCATCTTCGCGCAGCAAAAGCAGCTGGGCCGCAAGATGACCGCGCAGGAAGTCTCGGACTTCGTCGATCAAACCATGGCGAAAAATGTCACGTTCCGCAACACGTTCCTGGGTGCCAGCACCGGCACCAGCCAGCAGAGCCTCATGGGGTTGAAGATCAGCGACATCCCGAGCGAATCCCTGACCTCGATCCGTGCGGCGTTTGCCAACCGTGGCGTTGCGCGTCCAACCGACGACCAGATCCTGCGCACCTACTGGACCAGCAAGAATGCCAAATAACACAGCAAACCCATTCGACGACGCAGTCGCGTCCGTCGTGCACCAGGACGCGCAGGGCACCGCGACCCAGATCCGCAACAATGTGCAGTTCGCCGTCGGGCAGAACCCCGACCAGGCCGCGCAGTACCAACACTTGGCCAAGTATGTCGGCGTCCCGGTCGAGACCGTCGCGGCCCAGCCGGAGGCGGTCCGCCAGCAGGCCGCGCTCAAGTCGATGGATGCCGACCAGCTGGTGAGCGATTACCCGACGCTGGCCAAGTACATGACCGACCCGGGCAACGCCGCCAAATCGCACGACGACATCGCGCCGCTTGCTGCGGTCGAGCAGGCGGTCAAGGCGCTGCCCGCGCCGGCGCCGGCCGCGCGTCCGCCGAGTTTCGGCGACACGGTGGCGGGCCTGCCGATGGACTTCATGAAGGGCCTGGGCGGATCGTTCAGCAAGGCCGCCGGCAGCGTCAACCTGGTGCTCGGCGCCTTCCCGACCATCTACGACAAGGTCGCCAGCGTGATGACCGGCAAGCCGACCACTGCGGCCAGCGACGCCTGGTTCCGCAAGATGGTCGACCCGCGGATCAACCAGCAGAGCCAGTACGAGCTCGGCCCGGGCGCGCCGTTCGCGTCCAAGGCCGCGCAGACGCTCGGCAACCTGACCGGCATGATGTCGCAGATCGTGCTGACCGGTGGCGGCGGCGAGGCGGCCGGCGCGGCCGGCAGCACGGCCGAGGCGGTCGGCAACCAGATGGCGCACGGCGCCAAGAGCATGGCGTTCCCGGCGCTCACCGACTCGGTCGATACCGGGCGCCGCGTGTACGCCGAGACCGGCGACGCCCAACAGGCGCTGCGCGCGGCGCAGATGCAGTACGCCGCGTCCACCGCAATGGGCGTGGTGCCGCTGTCCGCCCCGGGTGGCGTGCCGACCAGGCTCGCGGGCGGCTTCGCGTCCGGCGTGGCTTCCGGCGAAACTTCGCGCAGCGCGATGAGCCTGGTGCTGCCCGACGCGATGCAGCAGCCGTTCGATGTCGAGAACATGCTGCTGTCGGGCCTGACCGGCTCGATGCTCGGAGCCGGCCTGGGCCCACGCGCGGAGCCGTCCTACCATGCGACGATCCGGCAGGCGTACGCCGAGTCGGCGAAAGCGGAAGCGGCCACCCAGGGCGGCGCGGCGCTGCAGGCCCTGGGCGAACTGGCGACCGCCAGCCGCACCCGCGCGCGCGACCCGGAGGGATTCCGCCAGCTGGTGCAGCAAATGACCGAAGGCGGCGACCTTAAGGAGGTGTACGTCGACGCCAACAAGTTCACCGAGGTGCTGCAGCAGTCGGGCGTGACCATCGACGCGCTGGCCGCCAAGCTGCCCGACGTGGCCGCGCAGTTCCACGAGGCGGCGCAGATCGAGGGCGACATCCGGATCCCGGTGGAGGACTACGTCACCCACATCGCGGGCGGTCCGATCGACGCCCGCCTGCAGCCGCACCTGAAGACCGACCCGGACGGGATGACCTTCGAGCAGGGCCAGCAGCACATGGCCAGCGAGCAGGCGCGCATGGAGAGCCTGCTCGGCGGCGTGGTGGCGGACCTGGAGCGCGATACCGCGCAGCAGGCCGACGCGCAGTCGGTGCACGACAAGGTGCTGGCGCAGTTGGAGGCGGTCAAGCGCTTCCAGCCGGCCGTCAACGCCGCCTACGCCGCGCTGACCCGCGACTTCTACATGACGATGGCCGACCGGGCCGGGATGGCGCCGTCTGAGCTGTACGACAAATACCCGCTGACGATCACCAGCGAGGCACTGGCGCGGCACGAAAAGATGTTCGGCCAGCCCGATGGCGCCGGCAAGGACGGCGCCGCCACACCGCCGGCCAGCGACCCGAAGGGCACCTTCTCGCCGGCGACTAACACGATCCGCCTGTTCAAGGGCGCCGACCTGTCGACCTACCTGCACGAGTCCGGTCACTTCTTCCTCGAGACGCTGCACGGCCTGGCGCGCGCCGCCGATGCACCGGAAGGGATCCGGGCCGACTTCGACACGCTGCTCAAGTCGTTCGGCGAAACCGGCGATAGCCCGGAGCAGCGCCTAGCCGACTGGTCCGGCAAGAGTATCGACGAGCAGCGCGCCGGGCATGAGCAGTTCGCGCGCGGCTTCGAGGCCTACCTGATGGAGGGCAAGGCGCCGACGCTCGAGCTGCAGGGGCTGTTCTCGCGCTTTCGGGCCTGGCTGGTGAACGTCTATCGCTCGCTGGCCAACCTGAAAGTCGAGTTGACGCCCGAGGTGCGCGGCGTGATGGACCGGCTGTTGGCCTCAAGCGAGGCGATCGCGCACGCCGAACGCGCGCGCGGCTACTTCCCGATCGAGGCAATCCCGAAGGGCATGACGGATCACCAGCTGTTCGTCGAATACCAGAAGACGGGCAAGGAGGCGACCGAGCAGGCGATTGCCGACATGACCGCGCGCAGCCTGCGCGACATGCAGTGGGCAAGCAACGCCAAGGCGCGGGCACTCAAGGAGCTGCAGGCCAAGGTCAAGGAGCAGCGCGCCAAGGTGCAGGCCGAGGTGGAGCAGGAGGTTGCGGCCGAGCCCGTGCGGCAGGCGCAGGCCTACCTGCGGCGCCCTGGAGGGACCGACCCGGCGCCGGCGATCGCGCAGCAGGAGTGGACCGCGCACCATGCGGAGCGCAGCGCGGAGGTGCTGGCCGAGGTCAAGCGCACCGCCTGGGCCAATTCGCCGGAGGCCGCCGCCGGCCAGAAGGGCTTGGAGAAGGGCCAGTTCTTCACCCGCAACAAGCGGATCATCGACAACGAGGTCGAGCGCCGCATGCTTGAATGGGAGCGGGACAACCCCAAGCCGGCCCGCCCGAGCAACGACCTCGAGATGGATTTCATCGCCGAGATGTTCGGCTTTGCCGACGGCAAGGCGCTGCGCAAAGCGATCGCCGACGCCGGCAAGATGTCCGACCAGGTCGAGCGCCTGACCGATCAGCGCATGCTCGAGGAGTACGGCGAGCTGGTCGACCCGGTCAGCATCGAGCGCGCTGCCGAGGCGGCGATCCACAACGAGGCGCGCGCCCGCTTCACGGCGACCGCCCTCAAGATGCTGAACGAGTCGCCGACAGCGCCGACGACGATGCTGGTCAAGGCCGCCCAGGAAGCGGCCGAGGCGGCCATTGCGGCCAAGGCGCTGCGCGAGCTGCGCCCGGCCCAGTACGCGGCGGCCGAGGCGCGCGCCAACCGCCAGGCACTGCGGCTGGCGCCGACCGATTCGGCGGCCGCGGCGCAGGCGCAGCGCGCGGCGCTGCTGAACAACCAGCTGTTCAAGTCGGCCAGCGACGCCGTGGCCGAGGCCGAAGCATTGCGCATCTACTTCAAGAAGTTCGACAAGGCGTCGGTTGCCAAGCAGATCGGCGCCGAGTACATGGAGCGCATCCGCGAGATCCTGTCGAACTACGAGCTGTCGCTGCGCCGCAAGAAGAACGAGGTGTCGCTGCAGGACTGGATGCAGATGGAATACCAGCGCACCGGCATCATGCCCGCGGTGTCGGACGCGGTAGTCTCGCAGGCCAAGCACTGGAGCACCATGACCGTCGAGGAGTTCCGCGGGCTGGGGGACGCGATCCGGAGCCTGGAGCACATCGGGCGCGAGCAGACCCAGATCATCCTCGACGGCAAGCGCATGGACCTCGAGGAGCTGGTGGCGGAGGCGCAGGAGTCGATGGCGTCGCTGAAGCACGCCGACCCGCTCGACCAGCGCCCACACCTGCAGCATGCGACCGGCCTGTCCCGGATCAGCGCTAAGTACCTGGACTTCAAGAGCCGGCTGCGCTCGGGCGACGCGGCGCTGTTGAAGATGGAGCAGCTGTTCCAGATGTTCGATGCTGGCAACCGGGCCGGGCTCGGCGACAGCGCGCGCGGCGCGTTCTCGAAGATTTTCAAGAGCATGGCGAACGCCGAGTCTGCCGAGCGCAACATGCGCACCGACTCGGTGGCCGACCTGCGCGCGCTGGCCGACAAGCTCAAGGATGCGGACGTGCAGCTGAACGAGGTGCTGACGGTGGGCGGCCTGCCGCGCAAGGGCCGCGGCACCCAGTGGTACCGGGAGGAGCTGCTGGCTGCCGCCCTGAACACCGGCAACTGGGGCAACCTGAAGAAGCTGACCGAAGGCTACGGCTGGACCGAGCACCAGCTGATGAGCGCGCTGGACGAGCACCTGTCGGCGCCGGAGTGGGAGTTCGTCCAGGGCGTGTGGGATGCGATCGGCAAGCATGGGCCGGAGATCGAGGCGCTGCAGAAGCGCCAGACCGGCGTCGCACCGAAGATGGTCGATCCGCGCGCGGTGCGCACGCGGCACGGCCAGTACGAGGGCGGCTACTATCCGGTGGTGTACGACGCGTTCCAGGATCGCGCCGTCGAGAGCAAGCAGGCCCAGAACGCCGACATGCTGTTCGAGAACCAGTGGGCGCGGCCGACCACCAGCAAGGGCCACACGGTGGAGCGCACCGGCTACGTCGGCCCAATCCACCTGAGCCTGGGCGTGATCGCGCGCCACCTCGACCAGGTGACGCACGACCTGGCGTGGCGCGAGCCGATCACCGAGGCCAACAAGTTCCTCAGCGACCCGCGCATCAAGGACGAGATCGACCAGACCTACGGCAAGGAATACACCCGGCAGCTGCGCCCGTGGTTGCAGGCGATGGCCAACGACAAGGTGTTCAACACCAGCGGCGACAGCGCCTGGGAGAACTTCTACCGCAAGGCGCGCACCAACGTAACGATCATGGGGCTGGGATTCCGCCTGAGCACGATGCAGATCCACGGCGCGTCGGCGCTGGCGACGTCGATCGGCGAGGTCGGGGTCAAGTGGATGGCGAAGGGCGTCGCGCAGTTTTCCGGGATCGACCGGCTGGCCAACGCGCGTGACTTCGTCTACGAGCGCTCGCCGGAAATGCGCACCCGTATGAACGAGGCCGACCGCAATGTGGCCGAGGCGATCAGCGAGATCAATGCGTCCGAGTCTGCGTTCGGTTCGCTCAACGTCGCCCAGAAGGCCGTGAACTGGGGTAAGCGCTACGCCTTCTATGGCGTCGCGATGCTCGACATGGCGTCGGCCATGCCGACCTGGTACGGCGCCTACCTGAAGGGGATGGCGCCCGAGGCGCAGGACGGCCACGGGATGTCTGAGGATGCGGCCATTGAGTACGCCAACCGTGCGGTGCGTAACGCCCACGGCGGCGGCGGCACCAAGGACCTGGCGGCGATCCAGCGCGACAAGGGCGCGGTGTCGATGGCGACCATGTTCTATTCGTTCTGGAACCACATGTACAACCGCCAGCGCGACATCATGACGGGCTACGGCAACCTGCCGGAGTCGATCCGGGCCGGTGCCGGCGCGAAAGACTTCGGCCGCCTGCTGGCCCGCTCGTGGTGGTATTTCGTGGTGCCCCAGGTGATCCATGCGATGCTCAAGCCAAGCCCGCAGAAAGACGACGATCACGGGCTGGCGGGGACGCTGGCCCACATCGCCGAGGAGGTAGCGCTTGGCGCGGTTTCGGGCGTGCCGTTCCTGCGCGACCTGGCCAACGCTGCGGTGAATGGCCGCAGCTACACCGTGACGCCGATCGAGAGCGCCGGCAAGGCGCTGGTGACGACGGCGAACGACGCCGCCAAGATCGCGCACGGCGAGCCGGCGCCGAAGCTGGCGGCGAAAAACGCGGTCCAGGCGGTGGGCTATGTGTACGGGCTGCCGCTGGGGCAGGCGTCGAGCACCGGTCAGTTCCTGTGGGACGTCGTCGAGGGGCAGCAGGATCCGCAGGGGCTGCAGGACTGGTGGAACGGAATCTCGCACGGCGACATGAAGAAGCACTAGGTGCGCGTGAATGATCGTTGCCGCGTGAAAATCTCGGCATGACGATCAACAGCACATCGCGCACCGCGGGCCCGTTTATTTGCAACGGGGTCATGAAGGATTTCCCGTTCGCGTTCAAGGTGTTCACGCGAACCGACGTACTGGTTGCATTGACCGATACCGGGACCGACGTGGAGACGATTCTCACGCTCGACTCGGACTTTACCGTCACCCTCAACTCCGACCAGAACACCAACCCTGGGGGCATCGTCACGACGACAGTGGCGCCGGCGGCAGGCAAGACGCTCGCGGCGACCAGCAACATCCCGTTCCTCCAGAAAACCGACCTGACTAATCAGGGCGGTTTCTACCCGAGGGTCATCAGCGACGCGTTGGATAAGCTCACGATCCTGGCCCAGCAGCTAAATTCCAAGGTCGGGGCCGGTATTAGCATCGGCTCGCAAGCGATCACCGCGGCGGCGCTGGCGGCGCTGCAGACGGTCCAGACCATCGGTTCGGCCAACGGCGCCGAGATGGTCGGCCTCATGGGCGAGGAAAATGGTTCGATCCTGCACACGGTCGCCGACCATTACCGCGAACGGGTCAGCGTGTTCCAGTTCATGACCGCGGCTGAGATCGCCGACGTGAAGGCCCGCACCTACCTGAAGGATGTCACCACGGCGATGCAGAAGGCGCGCGACGCGATCGCCATCAGCCGGAAGAAGCTGGTGTTCCCGGCCGGCGGCTATAAGTACAGCCAGTCGCCGAACTGGGCCATTCATCACGCGCAAATCGAGTTCGAAGGTGACGTCAACCTGCGGTACACCGGGATCGGTGACGCAGTCAAGATCGACGCCGATGGGGCCGATGCCGTCACCTTCATCCCTGGCCACGTCTACGGTGTGAAATTCGGCTGGGGCATCCGGCCGTCGATCGAGGCACCGGCCACCGCCGGCAACGGCGTGTTCTGCCGCGCGACGCACCATTGCAAGGTTGGCGCGCGCGTGCGCGGGACCGGCGCGACCAAAGGCGGCCTATACACCAGGTTCGCCGTCTGCACCGAGTTCGACGTGGAAGTGTCGGGCAACGTGGATGGCTGGTATCTCGGTGCGCGCCCCAATTTCGGCTATAACCTGGACAAGCGCAACGCCGGGGAAACCACCTCGTATTGCATGTTCCAGAACCCGATCGTGGAAGGCCCGATCGTCGGCATCCAGCTGGTGGGGACACTCGGCAACAACTTCATTGGCGGCACTTCGGAGGCCTGCCGCGATTACGGCCTGTACGCCAGCCCGGCGGCCGAGCAGGACAAGTTCTACGGCACCGACTTCGAAGTCAACGGCATCGCCGACGTCTACGACATGGGTCAGAACCTGCTGCTGGATAACTGCGACACCTACACACAGTTGACGCTCGGCACCAGCTCGCGCGACGCCAAGGTCATCGGCGGGCTGCATAGCAAAGTGCTGTTCGATGCCGGCTGCACGAACGCCACGGCGCGCGACTTCACCTTTAACCGCTTCGGCGACGGGTCGACCTTCGTCGATGCCGGTACCGGCACGGTGATCGAGAACGTGCGCAACGGCGGCACCGACACCCTGATCCTGACGGCCTACCAGGACAACGCCGATGTGCCGATCGCGAACGGCGGCAGCGTCGAGCTCGTGCTGCCTGTGCCGCAGCTGAGATTCGGCGACCACGGCACGGTGGGCTTCTCGGCCAATGCGCTGGGCATCGCGCTGGTTACCCAGGTGTCGGCCGCCGGCTACGCCAGTGTGATCGCCACCAACAACACCGGCGCGAACCTGTCGCTGCCGGCCGGCCGGGTGACCGTGAAGTACAGTCGCGGCTAACAACGAAAGGTTCTCCCATGCCTCAACTGGATCGTGATGCACAAAAAGAAGCGCTGAAGGAGGCCATCCACGAATGGCTGGACGAACAATTTGCCACCTTCGGTCGCTGGACGTTCAAAGGGCTGCTGGCGGCCGCCTTCGCCGGGGCCGTCTATCTCGCACTGAAAGGGCAGGGATGGACAAAATGAACGAAAGCTTCATCGCCGCGTTTGGCGCCTTGATGGCGGTAGAAAAGGGTTACTGGGACGATCCCGCTGGTGGACCGACGATGTATGGTGTGACCGAGCGGGTCGCCCGCGCATGGGGCTACCAAGGCGACATGCGCGCACTTCCGCTATTGACCGCTCAGGCGATCGCCAAGTCCGAATATTGGGACCGCTTCCAGTGCGACCAGTTTGCCCCGGCCATCAGTTACCAGGTGTTCGATGCGGCGTACAACGGCGGACATCCGGTGCAGTGGCTGCAGCAAGCCGTCGGCGTCGAGGTGGACGGCAAGATCGGCCCCAAGACCGTTGCCGCGTTGCGCGCCGCGGATCCGTCGCGCGTAGTCTTGCAGTTCAACGCAGCCAGGATCAAATACCTTACGTCTCTCGACGGCTGGGCGTCTAACGGCAAGGGGTGGGCGCGGCGCATCGCTGACAACCTGCTCAAGGGAGTTGCCTGATGGATTTCACATCGATTCTCAAAGCCGTGGCACCGTGGATCGGCACGGCATTAGGCGGTCCGCTGGGCGGCATGGCCGTCGAAGCTGCGAGCAACGCGCTTGGCCTGACGGACAAGACCACTGAATCACTCAAACAGGCGCTGGCGGGCACGACGCCCGAGCAGTTGCTTGCGCTGAAAAATGCGGACCAGGCATTTGCCGTTCATATGCAGGAACTCGGGTTTAAACAGGTGTCGGATATGGAGGCGATTGCAGCTGGCGATCGTAAGGACGCACGGGACATGCAGCGCACCGTGCGTAGCCCGATCCCGGCAACGCTGTCGATCTTGGTAACTGCGGGGTACTTCCTGATTCTGGTTGGAATGATGATGGGGTGGCTGAAGGTTTCCGATTCACAGGCGTTGCTACTTATGCTGGGGTCGCTCAGTACGGGGTGGGGCGTGGTGATGGCCTTCTGGTTCGGCACCACAAATGATTCGGGCCGAAAGACAGAGTTGCTGGCCCAGTCGGCGCCTGTAAAGTAGAGACGCGGTCCCCGTCGGGCAGCCACGCGGCTTGGATGGGACCGCGTGACCCGATTCAACCTATTTGTCGATACTCGTATCCTGCCGCTAACTCACGCAAAACTTGCGCGCCTTTGTCGGTCAGGTGGCCAGTTTGCTCCGCGATGCCCCGGGTGACAAGGGCTGGGCGAACGCCGCCACTACTCGGATCGGATGCAATGCGCTCGTAGAATTCGCTTTTCAGTGTTGGGTCGTCGATCTCGGCGATTCGTTGTGGGCGAATGATTCGAAGGATTCTCTTGAGCTTGTCTATCCGCCCTGGCGTCAGGTTGTGAGCACTCGATATAGCATTCACGAAGCTGACTTCGTCCGCCACGGTGGGGACGAGATCGAAGTGTTCAATCCCGAATTCGGCGCCGTTGATGGGTGCGCTTACGACCGCTTTGGTCAAAAAACCGATTACACCTGTGTCTAGAACAAGTTTTTCGCCGGCTCTGCCGATCACTACCGCCACTTCATCATTCGTTAGGGTAACGCTCACCTGGTCGATGTCGGATGCGCGCCGAAATTCCACCTCCTTAGCGAGTTCCGCTTCGTGCACTACGCCGTTCCGGTAAAACTTGTAAAGGATATGCTCGAGCGTTTGGTATTCCCCCTGGAACTCGATCTGGAAGCCCGAGCGTTCCGTTATTTTGTTATGGTGCGGGTCAAGAAATAGCGATTGGATACGGCCCCCGAGGAACCGTTCGAATGCTTCGCCGTCGCCCATTTCACGCTTAGGCTTATCGATCGAATTGAAAGGCTTTGGGAACATCTTTCTTGAAGATGCGGCGACGGCAAGTATCGCCATGGTCAGCGCGCCGAAGTAATCGCCAGCTCCCGCCAGAATATTTGCACTCCTAACATGGTCAGCAATACTCAT